AATTTGAAAACTACAACTGCCCAAAATACGTTTGAGAGCGTAAACAATAGTGCCAAAACAAGAAAGTGAATATCCATGGTTTGGTCCATTATTATAGAGCCTGTGCTGCAGCTAGTTTTCCTGTGTCTGCAGGATGATTGACATCTGTTGTTGTCAGGCTTTCCATTGCTTTGATATACGGAATATCTTTTTGCATGCAGATTCTTGCGTTTTTATAAATAGTGTATCTAGTTTCAGGCCAAGATCCACCGTTTCGAAAGATCACCATTTCTCTTGAGACCGGAATATAGTCCTCATGAGTGAGCTTTCCTTTTTTAGCGACCATAAAGTTTATCACGTCTTCGACTTTTCTAATTTCATCGTCTAGTTCTTTGGTTGAGTGTGAGCCACCTTGAGACATAAGTTGTTCATGCATGCTATTAACATCAATATAATCAATGTTTGGTTCTATGAGAGAGTTTATAGCGGCACTTGAATCACTGATTGTCATTAGCTCGTTTGGCAAGCTGTCGGATGTAGTGTTTTTCGAAGTTTTTGTGGTTTGGGTCTTGGACATGATTCACTTCCTTGGGTTTGTCAGGGTAATACACGATCTCTTCAATAGAAGAGAGTGCATCTAGCAAATCGTCATGACTGCCTCGAGGAAATTGAGCGTATTCTAATAATAAGTCGTCAAGTCCCTGCCCTAAGAGAATATTTCCAAATTCAAAGCGAGGAATCAAGCTTCTTATCCGCATGGGCTTAGAATTACTAGACCTTTTGCCGTCTTGCGTAGTCACAGAACGTTTCAGAGAGACCAGGGGTAACATGATATCCCTTTCAAGCATCTTCTCAACCGTGAAGTGTTCTAGAGCTTTTTGATAAGCGACATCTTCAATGCCAATTCTTTGTGGTTTAAATGTTTCATAGAGTTTAAATAACCATTCAACAGTTTGTGTTGCTGTAATTCTTTGTCTTATGGCATGAGTGACATACCAGTTTTTCATGCAATCAACCCTTACTACAATTGTGGCAGTGTAATCGGCGCCATCCATAAGTGAAATGGCCGGATCAATAAAGATAAAAGTATAAACTTGATCGGGAAGATGAGTGTAATATCTAAGCCATGATTTCTTAAAGTCTTGGTCTTCGTCTGGAATAGTAATATTTAAGTATTGGTTAGCAAACTTATAAGGCCCTTGAGTTTGTCTTAATTCTTTTAGCTTTTCTGTTCCTAGTTTTTGAGGGAAATAGGGCTGCCCGTCTTCCAGGTAAGCCCCTTCATAGACTATATTCCACTTCATTTAAAATCCTAAAGTTACATAATTAGTATCCAAGTGTAACGTTAAAACCTTGAGATAAAGATGTGATACAAAATACTGTAGCCCCTGCTACTGCAATTGGCGCAGGACCATTGATTAAAACTCCAAAAGGATATGGAATTGGAACATTTGGAAAGGAGCTCGTGTTACCGGCCATAGAAGCTAAAGTTGAGTTACTGTAAAGCAATCTGGTTAAAACATATGGAGATGTGCCGTTGATTTGAGAGATGACAGAGGCTCCTCCTGCAAATACTTGTGTTGTAATTCCATAAGCTAATAAATCTCTACTCATACCAATATACTCCTTTATGCTTGATAAGTTGTTGCCTCATAACGGTCTCATTTGTGAAGCCTATTTCTTTTTTAATAATATGCCCAATAATATCGTCTTCATGATATCTCGTGCCAACGATAACGTAAATACCGTCTGGTTCCAGAATAGATTGGTTCAATTGGTAGTGGTCAATAACTTTTCGTCGCTGGTCTTGGTTTGCGCAGTTTTTGCCGGAAGAATAATCATCTCCAATAATGACATCATAGTGTTGCCCTACTTTAATGGTTCCTACAGACCCACAAGTAATGCTTGATTCTTTTGATGGCTTGGTTCTAGAGGATATGGTGATTTCGCCTTCATTCCAGTTATCAGACTTTAGATCGCCAAAGATTTCTATAAACTTTTCGCTTGCCAGGATGTTTTTAATTTCTCTTAAGTAGGTGGTCGAGTTGGTATAAACCTCGGTATCTATTAAGATTCTAAGGTTAGGGTTGTTTAAAAGAAGCCATATGGGGTAGGCGATAGTGCAAACAGAAGACTTTAAGGTTCCCCGTGGAACACATATAAGCTTTCTTTTAGTAGAGCCTTCTAGAGCTTGGACAATCCGAGCATGGGTGCGCTCATTAACGTCTGGGTACTTACAGATCTCACGTGCAGTGTGAAATAGAGAGTCTTTATAGGATTGTCTTAGGGCTTCTTTATAGACCTGGGCTTGATCAATCTTCATTTGGCTAGCTCATAGAAGGTCATTTGCTTTGGCTTGCTTGAGCTCTTTTTAGTTTCTTTTGTGATTATTCTTTTAGAGGCAATCTCAAAATATTCAGGATTCATCTCTATGCCGATAAAATTAAATCCAAGATTGTTAGCAGCGACGCCCGTACTTCCACTTCCCATGAATGGGTCTAAGGTTGTGCCGCCTTTTGGAGTTACAAGTCTGATTAGATATTCCATGAGCTTGATTGGCTTGACTGTAGGATGATGATTTTGCACTGGCTCCTGAATCCCATGAGGGTTTGCGCCAAGTCTGGCTGGCTTATTAGGTCTTGTCTGTCCTGTGCTAGTGGCTAGTATTTTAGTGGGCATTCCCTCTAATCCAGCATTTCTCTCTCGCTTACTAGCTTTTGCTACATAGAAGAATCGAGAAGCACCGCCTGAGTCTCCTCCATTCGAAGTCCCTTTAAATTGCTCTCTGTCTGTTGATACCATGAATGTGGATTTAGACTTAGGATGTTTGTCGCCTCCTCCGCTTTTTAATATCCCACTCTGCTCATCAAGCATTTCAGCTGCCACTTCATCCAGAATAATGTTTGCTGGCCAACGGCCTACTGTGTAATTAGTCACGCCAGTAACAGGTTGCTTAGTACCAGCGGCCCAATTATTACCGTGAGCATTTGATAAGTCTCTTTGATGTTGTGGAATTTTCTCAGTCCCAATCCTACTCTCATCAATATTGATTGCACCTGTTCCGTACTTCAAAACATTCGCAGCTAAAGTTAATCCTTTCTCTAAAGGCTTTCTTGCTACACAAATAGGTTCGTTTGCTGGCTTTAAAGCTGAGCCCCAACCTTTAAACTCACCTTCTTTGATGTTGTGTGATTTCGGAAACCCACTCCCATAGAGCCATTGAATCTGGTCTCTAATTTCAAATCCTGCATCTTCAATATTAACAACTAGTCTATGATAAGTGCGCGTTCCTCCGAATGCTAATAAGTGGCCGCCTGGTTTTAGTACCCGTAAGCACTCCTCCCATATAGCACGACTTGGAACATCGTAATCCCATTTCTTGCCCATGAATGAGAGCCCATAGGGCGGATCTGTTACGATTGAATCAATTGAGTTGTCTTCTAAATCCTTAAGCTTTTCTAAACAATCCCCCCGAAACAGCACGCCTCAATCCTCGCTAGGCTTTTTAGCGATACGTCTTAGCTCTTCTGCCATTTCTTTTAACATTTCTGGATTGTTATTTACTACAACATCGACTTCGTCTGGTTGTTTGTCTCTCCAGCCTAATACGTTTTTAGCGATAAAGATGCCCCATGGCGTGTTTATAAGGTTTTTAAGGCCATTTGTAAGGAGATATCTTTCTTGAAAATCCTTAGCTTTTTTATATGCGTCGGAAGACATATTGCTAAATATGCTGCAAAATTCTACAAGACAACACGTTATTTAAAGGAAGCAGGAGAAGACGGCGAATATTCTTTCACTGAATTTACAGGAGAAGATTTAAGAGATTCTTTTGATGTTCGTGTGAAAAAAGGCTCAACTCTTCCTAACTCTAAGGTTTTAAAAAGACAAGAGACCATTAACTTGTTTGATAAAATGCTATTAGGTGACCCACAAGATCCAATGGTCCGTATGCAGACTTTAAAGGATCTAGAGTACGGCGATGTGGACGGGGCGTGGGAAGATCTTCGCATTAACATGCAACAAGTAAATCGCACCATTAAGATGATGGAAGAAGGACAAGTTCCTTTAGTCAATCTTGATGATGATCATGCCATTCACTATGCACTTAAAAACCGTTTAAGAAAAACACCGAAATTTGAATCTTATGATCCAATGGTTCAACAAATCATTTTAGATAATATTGCTCAACACAAACTCTACATGACTTACCCTGAATTAACTATGCCTCCTCCACCCATGCCTCCTGCTCCACCAATGGCACCAGGCATGGAAGGACAAGGCCTTATGCAAGATCCACAACAAATGCCTATGGACCCAAGTCTTGAGCCGTTACCAACAGAGGAAATGATTCCCATGGAACAACCAATGGACCCTGGGTTGATGGATCCAAACGCAGGCATATTACAAGAATTTTAAAATCGTTGTTGCAGATAGTGGACACATAGAATTTTCTGGCTCAATACACATGTATTTTAACGACGGAAAGCACAATTATAATGATTTTACCTACGAAAGATATAATTATGCCTTAAATCGAATATATGAAGACTTGGGGATACGTCCAAGTAACCTATATATTCTGAATTTGGAATATGGAGTCAATATTAAACCACCAATTCAAACAAAAAGGATTTTAGAAAATTGCTTTATTCATAAACGAATGACAATTTCCAAAGTAATAAATAATAAGGAGGGGCAATATATTCAGGCAGAACATAAAGGAAATTATATCTTAAAAATTTATGATAAGGCCATTCTTTTTCATTGCTTTTCCATTTATGAGTTAGCCACATCAAATGGCTTTGAACTGTTTCTATTCTTTGGTAAAAAGAACCCTTATCCCCCCAT